GTATATAATCGACGTAGTACTTGGGGGATAAGTACCGAAGATTGTAGAAAAAATGGATACCATAAATTATATGGCACCGGGCATCTTAAGTTTGTGTTAAAAATAGAAGGAGGGAGTTAGTATGGAAAAGACACTTTTTATAATTAAGCCGGATGGCGTGAAAGGTGAGTTAATAGGCCAAATAATAGAGCGTATTCAATATGAGATGCACGTAACACGCCTGCAAATGCTTCATTTGACTAGACACTTGGCAGAAGCCATCTACGCTGAACATCAAGGGAAAGATTTTTTCGAGAAACAGATAGCGTTTATGGTATCCGGACCAGTGGTATTGATTGAGGCAGAATACTTCGATGGAGTGGTGGTGGGACGTAAACTGGTAGATGAAATACGTAAAGAGTTCGCGTCCTTAGCGCACAAACATCTAAATGTCCTACACGGATCAGACAGTCCAGAATCAGCTAAACGTGAGTTGGCCCTATTTTTTGGAGAAAAAGGAGTGTGCGGATGCCGTATACCCCAATAAGCCGAAAACCAAAAACCGTTGAAATAGATAAGTCACTGTTATATGTATCTAAAGCGTCATTAGAAGCCGAAGTCAGGAAAGCATTATATTGGTACCTGGAGAAAAGAACACTGGAGGAGTTAGAGTTTGAAAGGGAGTGTATTGATGCGGAAATCAAAAGAAGAAATACAAAAACAGATAGATAGCCTATGCCGAGACGCAGAGGGTATATTGGATCAGAAGGCATTGACATTCTTGTTGGGGAATATGACGTTAAAAGGGGAAATTTCGCTCGATGATATAGCCGTCTTTTGGGGACAGTTAGTATATAATCCTAAATTCGACACTACGCTAGGTAAGCCAAAATGAAAGTTAAAATAGAACTAGAACCTAATGAAAACATTGATGAAGCTAATGAGTTATTAGTTAAAGCCATCACTCAACATGCTGAAGGGGCCAGTCATAGTTCCGATTTTGCAGATCCAGCCGCTAGGGACTTAGTATCGAGGTTGAATGAGAAATTCGAAAAGATGATGCGGGCTATGTTACGGGATATTAATAAAGTCATCGATGAGGGAGTGAAATAATGACCGTCCCCATCGGTTTTTACGTTTATCAACATATTAGATTGGATACCAATGAGGTTTTTTATGTCGGTAAAGGTAGTGGGAAACGTGCTCAAAGTAAGAGGCGGAATATTTATTGGAGAAACATAGTCAAAAAGTATGGATATAGGATCGAAATCATTAAAGAAAATTTGACTGAACAGGAAGCTTTTCAATTAGAGATCGAATGGATTACCTTAATGAAGGATATCGGTCTAGCTAAAGCCAATTTATCAACGGGAGGTGAAGGACCTAGTGGGCATAGACATTCTGAGAAGACCAAACAGAGGTGGTCTGATCTACGTAAAGGGAACGGAAATCCTCTTTTTGGAAAAATACACTCATCTGAAACCCGCAAAAAAATGGCTGATACTAGATATGGAAAGGTGGCGACGGCAGAGACTAAAAAGAAGATGTCCAAGACACATAGAGGGAAGGTGTGCTCTGTGGAAACAAGAAATAAGATGGCATTAGCCGCAGGAGGAACTCCCTTCCAAGTAGTTGATAAGAATGGAGTTATAGTGGGGGAGTGGATAAGTCAGAACCTTTGTGGACATGATTTGAAGTTGATAGCACAGAATATTAATGCATGTCTGAAGGGGAAACGTAAAACGCATAAAGGTTATACATTTCATTATATAAAAGAGGTATAAGGTTTTGGTACTAAATAAAGAAACTTTAGAAAAGATTAGGAATATTATCGAAAATCATTATAATCATATGATTATTAATGTCTTGGGTAATTCTATATTTACAGAGGAGGAGTTACTGAGTCTGGAGATCGAGGGTATAGATGTGAGCAATGATGAATCACTGCTTACATTAATCTATTACAATCACATACTTAACGAATCTGGCGCTACTATGGCCCCGATCTCTATAGAGGAAATGCGTAGGCAGCAAAATACCAGACCGAAAGGCGAGGCTCATTCCTCAGCAGAAGAACATATTAACGACAATGCCGCTCACACTATTAGAAAGCTGAGAGGTAAGACGCAGTCTCTTATAGAGGGCTTAGTGCGTAATAATAATCACGAATATCGAAACAACGCTCTTCAGAACCTAGACCGGGCAGACGATATAGATCAACTGATTAAAGAATCGACAGTTGGCAACCTGAAACAAGTCCTCAGAGATGCCACAGGGGATATTGGTAGGGATTTCCAACGTATAGCTACCACAGAAGTCAGTAATGCTATTGGCCTAGGGGCAGCGGACCGTATAGTAATGTCTAATAAAGATAAGGATTTAGACGCCGTTTATGTATATAAGATTCCAGTAGAGGATGCCGCTCTATGTAAGTATTGTAAAAGGTTCTTTATAGACGATGATGGAACCCCCGCCATATATAAAATGTCAGATCTCCTGAATAATGGTACCAATTATGGCAAAAAAGCGTCAGAATGGTCCGCAGTTCTTGGGGCGGTCCACCCTAATTGCTTCCTGGATCAGAAGACATTAATATTTACAAAAGATGGTTGGAAGCAGATTCTATATGTCACACAAGACGATCTGATCCTTACACATACCGGAAAGTTTCAGAGAGTTACTCAGACCATAGAGTACCCTTATGGAAGACAGTTGGGGTATGAGGTACGATATACTTACAATGGCGAACTAACCAGACTCCGAGTCACCCCCGATCACAAATTTCTTACAAATAACGGTTGGATAGAGGCAAAGTCTCTAAAGTTAAATCACAAGTTGATCAAATTACAAAAACCATGCGAAGTATGCGATAATGATATAGATATCAAATTGTCTACAAAAAGAGTAAATAAGATTTGTGGGAAATCTTGCAAATCTGAATTTAGTAAGATGTGCGCTATCAAATATCATAGTGAATTGAATACTGACGGAAAGATAAAACGTGCCGCCAATTGCTCTACTGGTACAAAAAATGCATATGCTAGTGGAAAATTGATATCCCATTTTTCTAAGGATTACTGGACTGTGGAGCGTAGAGATGCCCAACGTAACAATATACTATCTCGTATGTCACAGATGTTAAAGCAGTCAGCAGGGACTAGGGTCTCTAAAAAACAAAAAATGGCGTATGGGTGGTTGTTGAATGAATTTCCGGAGGAGGTGGTAGTGTTGGAGCATGGTGTTGGAAGATACTCTATTGATATGGCATTCCCTGAATATAAAATTGGGGTGGAGATAGACGGTATACATCACACGACTTCTAGACGAGTCAAAGACTCTGTCAGAGATGCCAGTCTTAGAGAGCAGGGCTGGACAATCCTTAGATTTGGATACAAGTTACCGTTAGATGTGACAAAGCCAAATATAATCAATGCGGTACGGAACATTCTACTTAACCATCAGGAGCTGTATAAGTTTACAGAAATAGAGATCTTAGAGATTAAACAGATCGTGACCGACCATAAAACGAAACTATTTTCCATTTCTGTGGAGGAAGATGAGTCGTTGGTAGCTAGAGGTATAGTATCACATAATTGTCGTGAAAGCGGTGTGTTAGAGCTACGTAGAGGTTGGAAAGTCGGTCCTGGTGGCAAAGTAGAGTTTATAGGAAATGAAGTCTGGGATACCTACATCCAAGAAAAAGTCCGAAAATAAAAAAATCCATTGACAATTGAATAAGTTTTTAGTAGTCTAAAGGTAAGGGAGGTAACTTTATGTCTAAACTACAAGAACAAATGGCAGAACTTCAGAAAAAACTCGGAAAAGTTGGGCTATTTAAAAGGGTTATAGATAGTTTGGAGACCACTTTTGATGATGACGATTGGAAAGAGCTGGTGGATGAAGTAAAGTCCGATGTAGAAAAATTCTGTTTAGCACAGATAGAACTATTAGAAGATGGACCAGAAGCTATAGCTCCCCCACCACCTCCTTTCATGGCGATCGATGTAGCAAACGCGGAAGAGGAAGCTAGGGCAGCCGTGACACCTCAACCACCACCAAAACCACCATCAGAATCAGATCCACTGACTTTTATGTTAAGAAACAAACCCTTAGCGGGAAAACGGGTAAGATTCGAGACAAAAGATGGGCCAGTTGAGGGGGAAGTCGTTAGTTTGGCGTATCCTAATGTAATACTACTGACGGACACAGGGCATAAGATACCTGTAAGTCCCCTAGAAATTGAGGAGATTTAAGATGGCAGATAAAACGGATAAGGAAATGTTAGAAGATTGTCACCAAAGGGCGGCGGATGAACTTGGACTTCCACGGGATCGGATAGACTTCCAAGGTACAGTGAAAGCTGACGTGATGGTAACCGACGCCATGGAACTGGCCACACCATTGGCTGAATCTCAATATGATAAGACTACACAGACTACTATGGCCCCAAATGAATTCGCGAACATGCTAAATGGTTATTTTGAGTCGGTTAACGAGGCATCCTTTAACGCACATAGCGTTTTAGATAGGGAAGATTACCTGGATTTTATTCGTAACTCTTCTAAATCACTGGAAGATTGGGGAGATTATGTTAAAACATTGCACGTCGGGGATGTATTTGAAGAACAGGGTACGATGTATACCTATACTCCGGATCAACGTATTGAGCCCGCTAGTGACTACGTCCAACGTCTTGAAAAACAATTAGTAAAATTCATGAGTTATCATACTAAAAATAAGAAATTAGAAGAAGAAATCGATCAGTTGACAAAAAGATTAGATTGTGTTATATTAGAGACTAGTTTATGGGATATTATAAAAATTAAATGGAGGAAAAGAAATGGGTAAGAAAAAGAAGGCAATTCATCAACCTAGGTCCCCACAGCAATCCGTAGAGGCTATTGCATCAGCCGCTTTCACGAAGAGTGTTATACCTGAAGTCCATAGGGTTATGGGGAAATATGGGCAAGCTATGCAAAATCACCTACTACAAGTGTTAATGCAGCATATACAACAATTACAGGTAGCTATTCTTACACAGCAGAGGATATTAGGAATTACCTCCGAGCAGATGCAGGATATGACTCCAGTCATTGAAGATGAACTTACAGGGCACGTAGAGTCTACTGAAGCGATTCAGGGAGGTGACGCAGTACGTATTTTCTTGTCAGAAAAAGCCAATAATGTAGAAGAGTTTGGAGCAGAAACAGCTTTTTACATCATACAACTTTTACAACAAAATCCACAAACTGGTGACTACCAGTGGGGTAAAGTACAAGAAGAGGGTATCGTCGGAATGACTGTGGGCGAAACTAAAGTGATAACAGTGCCAGGTGAAGTAGTCTCATCCCCTACCCCGGAAAATCCTGACTTATTAGCACAGACACCTGATATGGATGTCAAGGTTACTATTAAACGAGTATCTTTCAAAGAAGACGTGCGCGAAGCTATTGTAAAGCGTAGGGAAGCTGAAGAAAATGCCAAAAAAGTGAATGAAGCCAAACAAGCACCTACTGAGGGGGAAGAAACAGATGGGTAAGTGGGTAGCATACAAAGATAAACTGATTGTGGTTCGTAACGATAAGGTTAAGAAGAAAGACAATAATGAGTTCTTCAAGACTTTGGAAGTTAAGAATGATATCGGGTATATACGTTTTGGGGAGACAGATACACTGAAGCCGGGCACCAAAGTAATCTTTGGTACCCAGCGGGAAGCTATCCGTCTCGAAAATGGAGAAGAAGCATTTGTAATGACGGAAGAAAACATTGCTATGTTATTCGAAGAAGAGCAGAATATCCCGGAAGAGATAGACTATGTACCTGCAGACATACCTGACGGGGAGCCGAGGTAATTATGACAAATAAATTTGACGATGTAGACAAGTATGAACTTCACTTGAAATGTCTATTTGAGTATGGCGTCAATATCAGTGAGCGTGTTATCAACCTAAATGGTGACGTGACTGAAGCCATGTTCAAAGATATGGACATACAACTTACTGAAATGGAAAGCCAATCTAAGAAGGCTGTAACGGTTCGTATTAACTCTTCTGGCGGTAACGTCTATGACGGTTTAGCTATCGCCGGAAGACTCAGATTCTCAAAATGTCAAATAATTACACAAGTATTCGGACAAGCTATGTCCGCCGCATGTCTGATATTTGCCGCAGGTAATCGTAGACAAGCTTCTAAATTTGCTTTTGTGATGCACCATGAAATTAGCGGCGGGGTAGATGGCAGATTATCTGAAATGAAGACTGAACTCGAACACATGAATAGTATCGAGAGATTCTGGGCGGCGTGGATGGCTGAGTTTACAAAAAAGAACCGAAAATTTTGGTTAGAAGAGGGCAGATATACTGATGCGTATTGGGATGCGTCAGCATTAGTGGAACTAGGAGTAGCAGATGAGGTTATTTAAATGGGAAAATCAACTATACATAAAATAGACCAGTTTCTACTGGAAAGATACGAAGAAAAATACTACCAAGGAAAACCGAGACATAAGCCATCCTCAGTGGGATCCAAGTGTCTTAGGAAGATCTACTATGGGTATTATCAGTTCCCGGAAGACAATCCCCCTGACGCGAGATTATTGAAGATTTTCGATGTAGGTAACTATTTCGAAGATATTTTATTGTCATATTTAATGGGAATCGGGGAACATATCCCATATCGGAACAAAGGAAATGGCAAGATTCCTAAACAGTTTGGAGATCCAACTAAGGAAAATAGACAGTTTCCAATAAAGTCACCACGTTGGAGGATTAAAAAAGGGTTTATCGATAACGTGGCTATTGTAAACGGGGAAATCTGGCTATACGAGATCAAGTCGATTAAAAACGATAAATATAAAAAGCTTAAAGGTCAACCACTTAGCGATCATTTAATCCAAGGATCCATTTACGTGCAGTGCTTTAATGACCTGTTAAATGCAGGCGAATATTCGCATGTACCTGAGTTATCGGGCAGAGAAGGCCAGAAGGCAAAGGGCATCAAGTATCTGTATTTTAATAAAGATTCCCAAGAGTTAGCCGAATTCGTGATACTAACTAAGGAGTTAACACAAGTAATTTTGGATATCGATAACAAAATCATGACTTTGAATGAAAAGTATATCGATCCTAAACTGCTCCCACCGAAGAAAAATGACTATTGTCCATGGTGTTCTTGGAAGGATCAGTGTGCTGCAAGTGCAAATTATGTGGATGATATACTGACGGACTTGGAGACCAAAAAATGAACAGTGACTTTAGAATAAGAGTTCAAACTAAGTCTAATTGCAGGGAAAGTTCCTTTGTAGTAGATCCGGTTTGTAATATCTGTACTTGTATGGAAACCGCTTTTACCCATATAATGGTCCACGGTGGCTTATCTACCAGGGTTGGGGGAAAGTATGGGTCGATTACAGATATTTATCTAAAATATCCAGGATATAGATTCGTGGAAAATAAATGGTATCATGAGATATTAGACAATTTAAGGAGGTTCTATGAAGTACATAAGTCTAGACTTAGAAACAACTAGCCTAATACCACATAAAAACAATATCTTGATGATATCTATGGTGGTGGAAGATACTAATGATATCAAACCTTTATCTGAATTGCCACATTTTACTTGCTTTGTTAAGCAACCGGAGCCCATTACTGGGAGTTTCTACGCATTAGGGTTAAATGGCTGGATTCTGGACATTATTTCAGGTAGAAAAGAAAATCATACCCCTTACCCAATTTTAGAGCCACTCGGATATTTTGAGGCTTGGCAGAGAAGTGCCACCCTTTTCCTAGACGACCACTTTGGGAATGAGAGAATCACCGTAGCTGGAAAGAATGTAGCAGGGTTTGACATTCCATTTTTACCTAAATGTTTACAAGCCAGATTCAGGCACCGGGTAATCGATCCGGGTACCTTATTTACCGATTGGGAAAATGACAAGTGTATACCGGATCTTGGAAAATGTAAAGAACGGGCTGGATTAGAAGCGACGGTAGCCCACGATACCTATGATGATGCTATCGACGTTATTAGGCTATTACGTACTAAGTACGCTGTCCCCGTCAAAGATGATGGTGATATAATTAAGCCATGATGAGACGTGAAACATATGAAATTTATTTATTAGAAGCAAGACAATGTCTAGAAGATGAATTGGATAGCCTCAAATCGGCATCCATAGTGAACTTAGATCGGTTCAAGGAGGTGTTAACGTTAATAAAATTGGCAGGCAGTAAATTAAATATGTACAATAACCGAAAAGTCTCATGAGGAGGGATTATGAGAAGCTTAGTGATTTCAGTATTTTTTATGATTAGTTGTCTATTTGCCACACAGTCATTCGCGGATGAAAAAGTAAAAACCTACAAAGTAGTACTAAACATCGATAACACCGTGTTTTTCCACTCTCATTTTGGATGGAAGAGTGTAGCGGTTGCTTTTCAGCATGCTAAAGAACTCGACTCTAGATTAGCTAGTAAGAAGCCAATATTCTTAGTATTAGATACGGGTGGGGGCGGAATTAGTGCTGGTTTGGAATTGATCCAGAACATGCGAAGCCTTAACCGACCTGTACATACTGTAACAATATTCGCGGCTTCCATGGGATTTCAGACAGTTCAAGGACTCAATAAGCGGCTGATCCTTAAGACGGGCACTTTAATGGCACATAAAGCCAGGGGCGGATTCTGGGGAGAATTCCCAGGACAATTGGACGCTAGGTACGAATACTGGATCAAACGAGTGATGGCTATGGATAAGATCGCCGTAAAGCGAACCAAAGACGTTCATACATTAGATAGTTACCGTAATCTGATCGAGAATGAGTTCTGGTGTGATGGTGTCGATTGTATAAGCCAAGGTTTTGCGGACGCCCTAGTTAACGTTAGATGTGACGATACGTTAGCTGGAAGCCATGTTTATACTCAATGGAGATTCATGTGGGGCGGACATGCTATTGAGAAAAGAGTAACAAAGTCTAATTGTCCGTTAATAACTGGCTACTTAGATTATAATTACTATATCGACGGCAACCCAGTATTTGGAGTGGATTCTTGGAATGCTTTATACTCGCTACCCGGAGACACTAAAGAGCTCAAGCGTTTGATAGAAGAAAAATCAGCAGAATTCGGATACAGAAAAGTTAAAAAGGGTTATTAATGTCAAACTTTTGGGACAGTTGCCCGAAAAAATATGATCAATTTCCAAGAAAGAACTGCCTAGTAGGCGGTTCTTCTTGTCCATGGAAAGTGAATAGTACTCAAGATAACAATTGTTTTTGGGTATTAATCCGGCGTTTTAGCAAGTCAGATGGAAGTTTTGAGCCCCTCACCCAAAGTCAGATCTCGGAACTCCTAGCTATAAACCCCACCAAGCTACCTATGCTACAAAAAGAGATACTGGCTGAATTAAAAATATCTAATGATCTCAAAGACATATCAGAAATATTCTAAAATAGTTCATTTCACTTAAGATCCCCATAATTTGTTTTGTGTTATTATTTAGATATGAACGTGATTATATCAAAATCTACATCTAGAAGACGTGCGAGAAACCTGTGGGAGAATTTTTATCAGGAAAAGATACCAAAAGGGTGGCACATCCATCATATAGACGGCGACCCATTTAACAATGATATTACTAATTTACAAGTATGTAGCCCGAAAGAACATTGGAAAATACATTTTACACGTGGAGATCAAGTCGCATTAAATGGAAAATTTATCCAATATGCGACATGGCATGCGGAGACTTTGGGAGTACATAGTCGAACTGTACGGCTTAGATGTGCTAGTTCAGAAGATAAATGGAGTGGGTGGTATTATGCAAAATAGTTTCAAATTTGAAATTCCGGCATACATAGAGAAGTCCGAGGACGGCTCTTACAAGATAGGTGGGATAGCGTCCACAGAACATTTGGATAAACAACAGGAAATTCTTATACAGAAAGGGATGGACCTATCTCCAATAGATAGTGGGAAAGGTTTTTTTAATTTTGACCATTCCAATAAACCAGAGGATATTATAGGTGCGGTAGACGGCTACAGGCACACTTCTGATGGACTCTATATTCACGGTAATCTATTCAAGGGACATAAGAGGGCAGAAGCCGTCTACACTATAATGAAAGCGTTAGGAGAGAAGAAGCGTGGGGCAGTCGGATTTTCGGTTGAGGGGCAAATTATCGAACGAGATACGAAAAATTCTAAAATAATTAGAAAATGCCGTATTAAGAATGTAGCGTTGACGCTTAATCCAGTTAACTCAAACACTTATGCTACATTAGTCAAATCTATGACTGCTTCAGAAGAAGTGGAATTTGATGCAACCGAAGAAAATATACCTCAATCTAACAGTGAGGTATCTGTCAAAAATGAGGTACCTGTATTCACTGCTACGCAAGTTATTGAATTAATGGAGAAAGCATTGACAGTTGGGGCAGCTACAGCAAACCAAGCCCCGGCAAACCTATCTGGGGGCGATGCACTGGCTCAAGAAGACTTCGACCGGAAATTAGCTATAGTTGATGATAAGAAAAAACCCAGGAAAAAGTTATCAAAAAAGATATATAAATCCAGTATGATAGATATATTGAATAAAATCCAAGAGTTATACCCAAATCACTCACGGACCGAAGTATGGGAAGCCATAAGAGATAGAATGAATCATAAGTTTCCTGAAATACAAGATTAATAGAAAAAACCCACAGACGATGTTTGTGGTAATATTAAGAAGGCTAAAGTTTATTAATTTTTACAAAGAGGTTATACCATGGCAGCAAAAGGAAGAATTGGATCTACCGGACGGTTTACTGATACGGTAGCTAGAAAATCAGCATTACAGGCAGTTCTGATCAAGCAGGACATTATACTAGAAGCTCTAAGAGCAGTTAGAGATGGCGCGGATCTAGCGGCTGTCCAAACAGCATTAGGCCTATTGGACATTACCGACGTAGAACTGAAAGACTAAGGGGGAAATACAATGAAAGATCAAGAACTTATGAAGTCAATCGACGCTATGATTGATGACCTTTTTACCGAAGAAACCATCGAAAAAAGCGAAGATACTCCAATCGAATCTAAAGAAGATGACGTTGAAGACACAGCGAATGAAGGCGATGTAGAAAAGTCAATGATTAAAGATATCAAGCCTCAAAAAGAGACAGCCGATGAAGGTGAAAAGCCACCTAAAGGCCAAGACGATGACAAACGTGGTGCAGGACGCCCCAAAGAAATCAGTGACGTTCCTAAAGTAGATACTGACGGAAAACGAGCTAAGGATTATGACAAGGACATCACAGACAAGAAATCTGAAAAAGATGGAAAAAATCCTGAACAAAGTCAAGTAGTCCCAGCTAAAGAATTAGTTAAGAAATCTGAATTTTCTGAAGAAGAATATGCAGAATATCAAGAACTTAAGAAAGCTAAAGCAGAATCTGAAGTAAAAGAAACTCTACGTAAGGCCAAAGAAGAGCAAACAGATCTAATCAAGTCGGCTGTTAACGAAGCAACTGAAACTTTCCGTAAAGAAAACGATGAGTTGAAGAAATCTTTGGAAGAGCAAACCACTTTGATCAAGTCAATTGCTAACAAACCACAGAAATCTAAGGCAGTTACCAGTGTTCAAGCTATTGAGAAGTCATTTGGATCAGAAGGCGAGCCAAAAGAAGAGTCCCTCAATAAGGCAGAATTACTAGATATAGCCGAAGAGCTAATCAAGGCCAAAAAATTGACAGTTGAACAAGTTATCGAACTTGAAAATACTGGCTACATTTTTGATGAAACTGCACGCGGCGTACTAGAGCGTGAAGTAAAACGAAGAAGGTAAAAAGACCAGTAATCGGTCTATAAGGTTATTCAACCTACGGAAAATAAAAGTTTTATTAATTTTTTAGGAGAAACACATGAGTATTGAGCAGAAATTTGCAAACCAAACCGTTAATGGTTTTGGTGCGCATACGTCTAAAGAAGTTGAAGAACTTCAAAAGGCGTTAAG